CTGAGTTTTGATGAGCAACAACAAAAGAGCCATTATTAACAGTTTGCATATAAAAATGATTTATATGTTGTGCAGCTCCAGATGAATGAGGCATAAATAATATAACACTATTTTCACCTACTCTTTCGTCATTAACTGTAGTCGTTGCAGAATGTGCTATTGCTGTAAATTTACCAGTAGAATTTAAACCACCATCTATTGTGCGATTTACAATCTCTGCTACAAGTCTTGGGTCGCCACCCTGATAAGGTAATTTTCTAAACTGATTATCTACCATTTATCTTTTACCTGTTGTTTTTGCCTCTATTTCGACACCTTGAATATACTTCCAAGTGCCTGATACATTTAATCTTATTTTATGATACCTACCTTGATTTGACCTAACATTGCAATATCCATCATCATTTAATGAACTTGCTGTACCAAAACTATCTTCATCTACTTGTCTAAGTCTTGATGATACTTGTGCGGTAATACTAGGTGTAGTACCTCCTACTATTTCTACATAAGGTATGACATTGGTTATAACACTTGCTCGACCATTAGACGTATCTAAATCAGCAGTTTCTATTAGTGCTTCTTTATTTATACCACTAAAGGTGTGTAACTTTTTATCTTTAGCACCACCAAATATAAATTGACCACCTATATATATTGATGAGTCAAGTGAGGCAGGCAAGCCATCAATTGATGTGCTAATAGCGTCTAATTCTTCTAATGTATAATTAATAGTCATAAATGGTGATATAAGCTCACAATCTAATTCTGCATATGACCATCTTTGTAACGCATAATTATATATTAATAGTCTGTCAGGCGTATCATCATTAGAACTACCTGATGTATATGACCACACAACTATTTGTTCTGTAGGGTCAACAGCAGTAGATATTCTGCCTTTGTTTCGTATAGTAAAATCATCAAAGAAAAAACGATTTACTTTTTCTGCACCTATTGGTGTACTTCTTTGTCCATCAAACTGATAAAATCCATCATCTGATAGATAAAATACAGTCTCACCAACATTTGCTACTGAGTTAGGATAGTTACAACCAAACCCTGTTTGCACTTTGTCAAATTGGAATATAAGTGGTGTACCAACGTAAGAGCCACGCACAATACCTCTTTCACACAATATAGTTGCAGATTCGCCACCAACAATACCTGTAATATCACCCATATCAAATATATCTTGTATATCAGATTGGTCTGTACCTATTGTCCAACCTGTGTGTGAAGCTAGAGCAGAAAAATAAACACGATTAGGATAAGCTGTACCGCCATATTTAACATTGCCAGTAAATACAAAGTCACGAACAACTGCTATATGTTTAGCAGCAGGGCTACCAGATATGTCAGCAAATAATGAACTTGTACCATTATCATATACTTGTAGTATATTGTTATGTCCTGATGCACCTATAACAAAACCACTAAAGTCTATAAACTTCCATATATCTTCATCACCTAATGATGTGTAGTTACCTGATTTTGATATATTTGTTAAATTAGAGTTAGACTTAGTAAACTCATATAGTTTTGTTACGTCACCTGCAAATATCTTAGGATCACCGCTATCGTCTTTAGCAGCAAAGATACCTCTTAATCTATTGTCAGCAGCATTACTGTATTGCGATAAATCTTGTAAGCCACGATAACCTCGTGCAGCAGGAATAACATTTTTTGCAGTTGTCACTCCGCTAGTGTTATCAGGCTGGTCAGGCAACCATTCTCCAAAAGGTGTATTCATTGCCATTATTTATTCTCCATATACACTTCGCATTTCTAAACCAACACCATAACTACCTTTTTCATCATCTACTCTGATTTGTTGTAATATAGTTTGTATTAGTGCTTCATATTGTGTTGCTCTTTGTTCGTCTAACAAAAACGTATAAGCGTGAAATAAGCTCGTATAGAGGTATAAATCAGGATAGCGTGTCAATATAGTATTTGTAGTGTTACTGTCGCTGAGAGAGCTTACAGAGGCTTTATAGGTTAGTTCTATGTTGTATGTTGCGTCAGGTATAGGTGCTAAGAATAAATTATCACCAATAACGCTATAAACTTTAGGACAGCCAGTTGCTGTAGTTGAATATTCTTTTTTAACTTGTAAGGGTGATAAAAACCTTAATGTAATTCTTGGATTGTTCATAACTTTAACATTACGAATAGTACGCATATCGCTTGGCAAAGACACATAAGCATTATCTGCTGTAGTTGTCAGTGTTGTTCGTGTATCTTGTGAGCGTGTTTCTAATTCACGAGATATACGACTTTCAGCTAAATCAATAAAATCATCTATTTCATTTGTTAAATCATCTCGTGCTAAAAAATTAGCTATTGATGTTTTAAGTTCTGCGTAAGTAGATATTGCCATTATATATTTCCACCGCCTGTTCTAAAAAATTTGTTGTCTGGGTCGTTGAGCCATCTTGCCCATGCTTTCTTATTATGCTTTGGGTCGCCTAATTTTTCAACTAAATCAAAGTAAAGGTTAGCAGGTAGCTCGGCAACGTGTTGTTGATGCTTTTGTGTATTGCCAGTTAAGCTATAGGGTTTGTAATCTATGCTTTTGTCTTTTGCTAACTTTAAAATATTGTCTGTGCTTTGTTCAACGGAAACATGATGTTGTCCGTCATTACCACCATGAAAGTAAGTAGTTTTTTTCTGTATTGGGTCGTAATTTAAAATCTTTTTTGCCATTTTTATTCCTTGTAGAAAAGGGAGTAGGTTTCCCTACTCCCCATAAACACTATTAAGATGTGCTTAAGTCTGTAACCATAGCGTGAGCTTTAGGTGCTTTAGTAATGTAAGTCCACTCGGACACAATGCTAAATTTAGTTGCATCACCTGTAGGTGCTACATCTGAAACTGAGAACATTCTGTTTGGTAAATGTCCGACTGCATAATAGTCAGAATCCATCAAGAATACTGTGTCATTTGGCATTTGTCTGTCAATAGTAACAGATAATTGACCAAAGTCAGTTAGATATAAACTAACGCTACCAATGATTGCAGCTTCTTTTGGAGCTGTCATTGTTAGTTGGTTAGTTGCAACTGAACCTGATGATAGGTCAGAAAAAGCTACTTTGTTAGCTGGTGAAACAACTAGAATATCTGGTTGTCCGCCATCTTCGTAGGCTAATTTCATTCCTGCATCAATTTTAGCAAGAGTTAGAGCTTCATCAGTACCTGCTTTGTCAGATACGTCAGTACCATCACCAGTAGGTGTTGTAGATGGTGATACAAGACTTACGTTAGTCATGTATGAACTAATCTTACCTGCTTTTCTTGGGTCTGATGCAGCACGAGCTTCATTTTTAACGAGAGCTTTTTCAATATCTCTACGTTGCTCAAGTCCTTTAAGAACTTTAACATAAGCTGTTTCTTTATCTCTACCTGCTTTATCAACCGCATCTAAAGTACCAGAAACTGATGCTGCTTGTACTGAGATTTGATGATAATTGCCAAGTCTAGTTGTTGCTGTTGGGTTTACATACGAATAGTCAGCACCTTCTGCAACATAGTTGTCGTCTGCTGCTGCTGTTAGTTCTTGTACTTGCCATTCGTGGAAAACTCCACTTGTTACTTCTTTTTTCGCATTAGAAAAAATCGGTGTTTCTGCTGGGTCGATACGAGTAATTACGTCTGATAAGTCCTCTCTCTCACCTATAGCATTTGCTGTTTTGTAAGTTGCCATTGGGGTATTCTCCTTAGTTAGCTATTTTTTGTTAAAAGATAATCCACAGCCGAATCCATAGATTGAACTGTAGAAAGTTTATTTAAGGCTTTGTCAACCTTTCGCTTTTTAAGGTCATTTGCAGTAGTTGGTTTGCCACCCTTTGTCATCTTTGGTGCTTTTCTAACTTTCTTTTTAACAAGAGGTTTCTCGTTTTGAAGTTGGTCAAATAAGTACGCTTTTCGCATTGTAACAATAGCTCTATGGTCTGAGGCTTGACTTAACTCTTGGTCAGTAAATCCTGCTCTCTTTGCCCATGTTATCATATTAGCTTTTTCAGCTTCAGCTTTCTTAGGGTCTTTCCATTCAGGAATTGCCTTTACTAACTTTTCTTGCTCTTGAGCCAAGTGTTTCTGAAACTGTACTTGTTGTTCTTGAGCTTGTTGCTGTGCTATTTGCTGCTGTGCAGCATTAACTTGCGCTAATTGTTCTTTTTTGTCACGAAAATCATCACGTTGCTTTACATATTCTAATGGGTCATCTTGATAAAGCTGATCCCAATATTCTTTCGTAGGCTCGTTTGATGTTTGTGATGTCAACTGTTGGTTCAACTGCTGTAAACCTTGTTGCAGAGCTTGACGCTCCTGTAAAAGTTCTGCTTGTAACTGTTCAACTTCTTTTCTTTGACTAGCTACCTCAGTTGTCTTTTTAGTATAATCAGATTGTCTTGAATATCCTGCAGCTAGTTCATCAAGGGTAACATCTTGTTCTTCACCATTAATTTTAACAGTAAAGTATTCTTGTTCCTCGTATTCCTCAGCTTCATCTTCAGATACTACTTCTTCATCTAATTCTTCCGATACATCTTCCTCAACAGCTTCAAGTGCCTCATCAGGTTCTTCACTTATTGATTCTTCTGTATCTGTAGCAGAAACTTCAACTTCTTCTTCTGTCTCTGTTTCTGGTTGATTTACCTCTTGATTCGGTTCTGGATTATCTTCTGATTCCACCCTGTTAAGAAGTAGGCTTGCGGCTTCCGCCATGTTGATAGGTTCGTTCCCAGTTGGGTTGTCGTCTGTCATGTTTTTCTCCTGTTAGACTGCTTACGCTTGGTCTTATTTAGTTAATTGGTCATTAGCAAACTTGCCAGTGATGACCACACTTTCTATGTGTTGCTTAACAGTTTGTAAGTTTTGCAACATCATAAAAACTTTTTCACGAGCTTCGTTTTGATCTACAGAAGAATTTGCCCATGCTTCATGGTACTGTTTCTCAAGAAAATCAAAAGTCTCGATAAGAATTTCGTTTCGTAATAGAGCTTGTGCTTTTTCACCTCTATCTATGTCTTGTCTTAATTTACCTTCGTTTTCCATTTTTTTCTCCTTTTATGTATATTGTGCTATTTGTTCTTCCGTATAACCTTTTTCAAGCAATGATGCTATTTCTTCTTGTGTTAAATATTGATTTTCATTTGTAGCAACAACAGCCCTATCTCCAAGTAAACCCATTGTGTCAACTCCACCAACTTGTGCAATATTTAACATTGTGTCAGCACCTTGCTCTGTATATCCTTGTGCTAATAAAGAATTTTTGTAAGTATCAGGAGATTGTGCAACCTTACTAAGATTTGAAATATCTATTGTATCTTCATCATTTGCAACAGCTTTTAAAGATAATAAAGTTGTGCCTTGTATTAAATCATTTGCCAACATATTAGCATCAAAACCATCTCTACCTGTATAATAAAATCTTTGAATATCATCTGTTGAATTTAAAATATCACCCTTTTCAGGATTGTAATTTAATCTATTAGTGGCTGTTTGTTCTGTTTCTTGATTGCCATAAGTTACACTTAGTGGGTCACGATTGCCTGTTTGCACTAAAATATCACCTTCTGTTTTTAAACCAAAACCATCTGCAATAGTATTAATAGCAGTACCCATACCTTGTGATATTGCTGCTGCTTTATCAACATTGCCTTGTTTAAATTTATCACCCTCCATGCCAAAACCTTCATTTGTTGAAGTTGCTAAATCATAACCACCAAAACCTGTTTTATTAGATGGGTCAGGTGCTAAACCTTCTGCGATAGTTAAGCCTGCAATTAAAGGTGCTGTATATGGATTTGTGTAACCTGCTAATCTTGCTCCACCAGCAATAGCTGCTGTTACATTACTAGGTTTTGCATCTTTTATAACTTGGTCTAACGCAAGTGCAGTTCCTACGCCTGTTAAAACTTGGTCACCTGTTATTGGTATATTATCAGAAATTGGATTATTTAAAAAATCTTGAAATCCTTGTCCAATTCTATCAAAAGTTTTATCAAGAAAGCCTTGTGGTTCTCCTACTGTTTCAATTCCTATTGCATTTTGAATTGTTGTATTAGCATTTGCAATTTGTTCTTTTAGAGGATTAGCTATTGCATCATAATCAATTTTTGAAATCCATTCTTTAGCTACAGTATCATAGGCATAATTATTTACATCACCAAGTAAACCAACTTGACTAAAATTTGAAAGTTGTTGATTTGCAGCATCTATAATAGATTGTGCATTTCTTAAATTTGTATTGAATTTAAGATTACTAATTTTATCAACAGGAAATTTACCTTGTGACTCAATAGGTAATACAAAAGTAGAACCTCCGCCTGTTGGTATAGACGAAGTTCCTGATAGTTTTGTTAATGTTGAATTTAATACAGAATTTGCATTATTACCAATACTTGATATTTGACTTAAACCACTTACAAGAGCTGAATTAAAATTAGCATTTGTTTTTTCTATTGTATCAGTCAAACTAGCAGATTGGTCTGATGTAATTATATTATCATTAGTTAATGTTTGTATAACACCTAGTGCATCATTTTTTGTAATATTACCTGATGTTTCTTCTGTTTGACTTCCTATACCACCATCAATAATATCGTTACCAGCTCCGCCAATAATTGTACTTGCTAATAAATTATTTCCTGTTGGTGAAATTTCTTCTGTTTGAGTTCCTATACCATCTTCTGTAGTATCATTGTCTAAAATTGTATTTGTTAAAATACCAGTTTCTACAGTTGGAGTAACCTCTACTGTTTGAGTTCCTATACCTCCATCAATAGTATCATTATTATTTAAGGTTGTAGTAACATTTGTAATACCTGATGTATCAACGCCACTACCTGTACTAGAACCACTACCATCATCACCATCACCGCCTAATAATTTACTAGCTAATAAACCACCACCAATTACAGAGCCTAAATCAACACCACTACTAGATGTGCCACCACCTTGATTAACAAAAGAGTTCCAATAGTCAGCATCATAAGG